AATTACTTTATTAATCGTGGCAGCTACTATAGACGCAACAATAAAAGGAGAAAATGCTAATAGTTATGTCACATTGACAGAAGCTAATGATTATTTTGATACCTCTCCAGATTCTTCTACTTGGACAAACAAAACAGATGATCAAAAGAAAAGATCTTTAATATCTGCTGCTCGATGGATTGATACTTTAGTTTTTTATGGAGATAGATGTGATGATGGTCAGGCATTAAAGTTTCCAAGAAATAATTATCAGGTAGATGGTGTTGAACTAGCTTGTTCTAAAATTCCTAATGGTATTAAATATGCACAATACGAATTAGCTAGAGCTTTGGCAAATGATACTGATGCCATTACTGGTACTACTGGTAAAGATGGAAATTTTTCTGAAGTTCAGTTAGGTGACATTCAAGTTAAATATAATACTGATAGTCAGGGAACTGGATCTATAAATAATATTTTAGATGTTTATCCTTGGTTACAAAGTTATCTTGGGGCATATATGCTAGGTGGAGCAGGTAGTTTTCAAATGAGGGTGGTTAGAGGATAATGGCAGGACAGTTAGATACAGCATTTAAACAGATTGCAAAACAGGTTGTAGCTATTCTTGGATCTTCTTTCGATTCTTCTATTGTTTATACAAAGAAAGCATCTGGTAGTTATAACACAAGTACAGGAGCGTTTACTACAACTGATACGACTTATAGCATAAAAGCACCAGTAGAATTTGTAAGATCCGAAGAAGAAGGTGGTCAGGAAATGAGAGAAGCAAAAATTTATATAACACCTGATCTTATTGGAGATAATCAACCTGATTTAGATGATGAAGTTACATTAACTTATGCTGGATCTACAAGAGTTGCACAAATAACAAGTATTGATACGAAACAAGGTGGACAAACCTATTTATTTACTTTATTAGTGAGGTTTTAATGGCTAGAGATATTAAAAATGCTAAATCTGATTTGGATGCTCAATTAAATGAAGCGTTTAATTCGATGATTGGAGATGTTTTAGCTGATCTTGCAACTGAAGCTAATAGTCCAGTTTATACAGGATTTTTAGCATCAAGTTGGAGAGCACAAAAAAGTCAAGTAAGACAAAAAGATAGAAGAGAAGATTTTGAACCTTGGGCTTCTATAAAAAGAGAACATGATTTACCAAAAGGTGGTGAGGGATGGAAACCAGCAGGATCAAAACCATCTGATCCAAAAATAGAACCTAGATTCTCTCCTCCTACTTTTGATTATAAAAAAGGATGTTTTATTGGTAATCAAGCTGAGTATTCAAGTTATGTTATTGAAAATCCGAATATAGCAAGATATGTAAAAAATGGTGTAAAGAGTACTATTGATCAAAATTTTAAAGAGAAAAAACGTGGTGCTATTAAAATTGGTTCTGTTCAGAAAAAAGTTTTATTCGGTAAGGGTAGTAAAAAAGGTAGGAAATATACTGGTACTTCTGAGTTCTAATTATGACTTTAGTTAACACAAGAGCAGCTTTTGAAAAAGCAGTAACAGATGCAGTTGCAGCAGTAGATAATACTGTTTTGATGGTTTATGACAATGTCAATTACACAACACCTGGAAAAACCAAAAAATATATAATTATGACAGTTGATTTTGGTCAATCAACTTTACAAAATCAAGGAGCTTCTTCAGATTACTATGCTGGTGTTATTCAATGTAATGTTTATTGTCCTAAAGATAGGGGAACTTCAGTTTTGTCAGCAATAGGCGAAGCTGTTATTGATGGATTAACTTCTGTTAATGCTTCCAACTACACTGATACTTTTAGTTGTAAACCTAGAGTTTTAGATATCACTGGTCCAACTCCTTTGAATATTGAGGATAGAAGTCACTTTGTAGGTGTAATATCTTGCCAATTTACCGCTAACGCTTAATATAGTAGAGTAATATAATTTTGATATGACAAGAGCAGTAGACCTACTCAAAAACAGGTTTGGAGTTTCACAACTTTACAAGCACGATATTAAACAGGATGATGAAATTATTCTTACTGTTTACTGGCATCCTTTGACCATTGCTGAAAGAGAGGCAATACAAAAGAAAACTACTAGTGATGATACAAACGATTATGCTTTACAGATGATGATTGAAAAATCTTTAGATAAAGAAGGTAATCGTATTTTTCAAGATGGAGACAAGGCTTCATTAAGAAGAGAAATAGAAGCAAATGTTCTTGAAGAGATTCAATTAGCAATGATTAGTGCTGGTGCAGATCGGGAGGTAAAAGAGGCTAAAGCCGACTTGAAAAGCTAATGGTGATTGGAGATTTATATTTGCTTTAGCTAAACAGTTACATAAAACCGTAGCCGAGTTATGTGAAACTTTAACTGTCGAAGAGATGATAGCTTGGGCTGCGTATGCAGAAATAGAAAGTGAAGAATATGAAAAACGACAAGAGCAAGCACAGAGAGTTAGTGCTTTAAAAGGCAAAAGAAGGTAAGATAGGTTTAATATTTAGTTTTTTGTAGCAAGTGGCTAATTACGGAATAAATATTGACGTAAAGATTAAGGCAGGACAGTTAACTAACTTTAATAGAACTTTAGATCAAACTGATGACAAAATAAATAAAGTAAATGAAAAATTAAAAGGTATAACTTCATTAATTCCAAAAAGTATTAAACCTCTAACTCAAAGTTTTAATGATTTATCTGCTGTGGTCAGTAAAGCTAATGCAGCTTTTAACAAATCTACTTTAGGTACTCCACAAGCTACACAGGCAGCTAGAAATCTTGTAAAAGCAAATGAAGAATTCAATATTGGATTAGAAAAAAGAGCAAAACTTTTAGAAAAAGTAACTTTTGAAATGAAAATGCAAAAGTTAGCAGAAAGAGGTATAAGACCTGCAACTGTATCAAGCACTCCATTTGGTCCGATGCCAATGATGACAGTAAATAATAATCCAAGAATTATGAGAAATATTGCTGCAAGTCAAGCAGCAAGACAAGATACAAATTTTGGTTTTGGTTTAGCTGGAGATCCTGTAGCTAAATCAATAAGAAGAAATCAACAAAAAAGAGAAAAATTATTACAAAAAGAATTAAGAATAAGACAAAACATCTTACAAGTAGAAAAACTATCTCTTGGTATAGCATCTGCTGAACAATCAACAAGAGCATTTGGAGTATCAGGTGGTCAGATAGGTCCAGCATTACCACAAGGATTTAGAGTAAGACAACAATTCAAAGAAGGTGGACTTTTTGGTATGCCAGGTGGCATGAGAGGTCGAATCAAAGGCGGTGTTGGTAGTGCATTGATTGGTGGAGGTTTTCCTGCCTTATTCGGTGCTGGTGGTATAAGTTCTGCATTTGGTGCTATTGCTGGTGGTGCTGGAGGAGCACTTGCACCTGGAGGTGGTTTCGCTGCTTCTATCTTTGCTACTGCTATTGCTGCTCAAATAGAAAAAGCTATAGCTTTCAACAAAGCTGTTGATGACTTAAACGTATCAATACGAGCTACAGGTGGAACTTCCTTGTTCTCTTCAAAACAAGTAGCTGAATTTGCTAAATCTCTCGGAATGACTAAAGATGAAGCACTCGAAGCATTAAAAGCATTTAAACAATTTGAAGCATCAGCAAGAATCGCATTAACACAAACATTTGGATCGGAAGCTACTTTTGATATTTTTGCAGGACTAAAAGATAATGCTTCTTTAATAAATGCTTTACCTGGATTATCTAAAGAATTAAGTCTGAATCAGGCTCAAAGAGCTTTAGAAACTTTAAAAACAAAAGGAGCTACTGCTGCTGAAGATCAACTTTTAGGAAATATTCTTGATAAAAATAATGAAATAATTAAACAAGAAGCTATAAAACTAAACTTTTTACAAAGGCAACTAAGTAAATTAAATCCATTTAGAGGTAAAGGATTATCTGCTATTACAAGTGGTTCTCTTACTATGGATGAGGCTGGTAAATTGCGAGGAGAAGAGGCTGAAAAAGATTTCCAAACTAAAGTTGCTGAAGCCCAAAGATTACTTGAATTACAAAAAAGTTTTAATGAAGAATTAGAAAGACAAGCAATTATTAAAGCTCCTGTTGATGAATTAAATAGATTATTAGATCCTTTAACTCAAATTGATGCTTTAGGAAAAAGTATTGGTAATAGTTTTTCTGAATCATTTAAAGGTATTATTAAAGGTTCAATGACTGCACAAGAAGCATTAAGAAATTTATTTATGCGTACAGCAGATCATTTTTTAGATATGGCAGCACAAATGTTAGCTGCACAAATAAGATCAGGTATTTTTGGTTTATTTAGTAGTTTTTTAAATCCATTAAATTCTGCAAGATTAGGAGCACAAGCTACAGCAATGACAGGCATACCAAGTGGAGCAAATTTACCAGCAGGTTCATTTGGTATATCTTCTATTACAAGAGCAGCAGGAGGACCAGTAAAAGGAGGTAATAGCTATATCGTAGGAGAACGTGGACCTGAGATGTTTAGTCCAGGTGTATCAGGAATGATTACACCAAATCATGCTCTTGGTGGTTCAACAAGTATTGTAGTAAATGTAGATGCTTCTGGTTCTAATGTAGAAGGAGATGAAGATGAAGGTAGAGCATTGGGTATTGCATTATCAGCAGCTATAGAGACAGAATTAATTAAACAGAAAAGACCTGGAGGTTTACTTGCATAATGGCTACTTTCCCATCAATCACACCAACATACGGACAGCAGAAAAGATCCGCACCAAATACTAGAACAGTTCGTTTTGCTGATGGCTATGAACATAGAATATTATTTGGACTTGCTGCTCATCAAAATCCTAAGATATTTAACCTTACTTTCAACGTATCGGAAACAGATGCGGATACTATAGAAGGATTCCTTGACAGTCGTGCTAATGATAGTGCCAGCTTTACTTTTACCCCACCAGGAGAAGGTTTTACCAAAACAGGGACTTACTCTCAATCAGGAACTACAGTAACAATTACGATTTCAAGTCATGGTGTAGCTGTAGGAGATGAACTTACTATTGATTACACTTCTGGATCTGCAACTGATGGTACATTCCTTGTCGCTTCGGTTACTGATTCAAATGTCTTTACTGTCACTGCTGCTGCTAGTGCTACCAATAGTGGGAATGTTTCGATCACTTTATCTGGTGCTGGACAATATGTTTGCGAGACTTGGAATAAATCTATACCATATAACAATAGAGCAACAATTCAAGCAACATTCAGAGAGGTGTTTGAACCATGAGCAGTTCTGCTATTGTTAGCAATCTTCAGAGTACAAATCCGTCAGCAATAATTGAACTTTTTACCTTACAACTTGATAATAGTTTGCATGGTGCTACTACTATTTATAGATTTCATAATGGTTCATCATTAAAGGATAATGGAGAGATCGTTTGGGCTGGTAATAGTTATCAGAGATTTCCAATAAAAGCAGAAGGTTTTGCTTTTAGGCAAGGACAGTTACCTCGACCAACATTAACTGTCAGTAATGCACTAGGAACTATCACAGCTATTTTGTTAAGTGTAAATACAACAACTGCTGGTAATGATCTCACTGGTGCAACTGTTACTCGTATAAGAACTCTTGCAAGATTTTTAGATGCTGTTAATTTTCCTGGAGATATAAATCCTTATGGCACACCAGATAACACAGCAGAGTTTCCGCAGGAAATATATAAAATAGATAGAAAATCAGCAGAAAATAGAGAGGTGGTTCAATTTGAATTAGCTTCTGTATTTGATCTTGCTGGTATTCGTGCTCCTAATAGACAATGTACTAGAGCCGAGTTTCCTTCTATTGGTACGATTGCAACATGAATTGGAAAGACGCTGCACTTAATCATGCTGAAACAGAAGATCCAAAAGAATCTGTTGGTCTTTTGTTAAATATCAGGGGTAAAGAAAGATATTATCCTTGTCGTAATCTTTCAATGACAGCACATCAATGCTTTATTTTAGATCCAGAAGATTATGTAAAGGCTACAAATGTAGGAGAAGTAACTGCTGTTGTTCATAGTCATCCGACAACACCTCCAGAAGCTAGTCAGGCAGATAAAGTTGCGTGTGAACAAAGTGGACTTCCGTGGCATATCGTTAATCCTAAAACAAAGAAATGGGGATATTATGAACCGCAGGGATATGAAGCACCTTTACTTGGTCGGCAATGGGTATGGGGTATTACAGATTGTTGGAGTTTGGTAAGAGATTATTATAAACAGGAAAGAGGTATAGAGTTAAAAGATTATGAAAGAACCATTACACCAGAAGAATTTATGAAAGATCCTTTATTTGAAAGTTATGCTTGGCGAACAGGATTTAGAGAACTTAGACCAGATGAAAAGTTACAAACTGGAGATGTTTTACTGATGAGTATTTTAGATTCAACTTTA